GTGCCGCCGATACTGTAATTTCTTTACTTGGAATCAGACTGCAACTGCACGCCATCATCAAGCATGTCGATATCGCGACTGTCTTGCTCAATGCCATCAAAAACCTCCTTTGTAGCTTTATTAACTCTTGTTTCAATTAGCCCAGGCTTTGCTGCTGCTAACTTTGTTAAATTATGTCTTTTAAAAATATCAAGGTATCTATTCATCTCTCCTTGTATTTCATTATTCTTTTTTTGTAAGTCTAATAGACTTTGTCCTTGCAAAGCCATATCGTTTTGTAAACTTTCTATTGTTTGTTCTTGTGTTTGAATACCTATTTCTAGTTGTGCGTTATTTGCTTTTAAAGTTTCATTTTCATTATATAGCCAATAACAACCTAATCCTAGTACTAATATTATTCCTATAAAAAATTGTTGCATTACACTTCCTCTATTTTGTAGTTAAGACCTTCTGCGCCTCTTATTTCTACTACTTCATCATTGTCTGTTTTAAATGACAAGAACTTATCTTTTTTACTAAAAAACTTTTTTACAATATAAGTCTGGTCATCGGCATCGCCGTAAGTTGAGTTATAACTAACTGTTAGCTTATACCTAGTCTGAAATAGACTCTTTATCCAAGCCCAAAAGTTTGTCAGGGTTGTTTTTATTGTGTTCATTTAGTAATCCTATAAATTCTTCTATGTATTCTTCCAGCGTTATTCCTCGCTGTGCTGCGTGTTCTCCTGCTTTTATAAGTAGTTCGTTGGGAATCTTAAACTTCATTCCAATCTCTGCCCATAAATAGTAGAGACTCAGCTTTTCTTCTACGAATAAGTCCTTCTAAGACTTTGCCACCTGCTTTATTCCATCTTTGGATTTGTGCAGGTACTCCTTCGTAATCGCCTGAGTTTAGTACTTTGAGCATAGTTGAAGCTTTAAGGTTAGCGGGACCGAGATTGTATACCCATGATACTAGGGCATCAAACTGGTGTTGTGACAGAGCAACTGTGACATTATCATTTATATAGCCTTCGAACTCCTCTAGTTCAACTTCTAGCATATGATTTGCATGAGTTTCTGACCACTCATCTCCTTCTTGCACATCTTTTGTATGTCCATAACCAATAGTCCATACGCCAGCCGCACACTTGTATGCTGTTAACTCTAAGCCTTCGAATTTTTTAATAAGGTCTAAGCCTTCTGATGATATTTTCATAATTTGTCTCCGTAAAGGGGTGTTTTTCACTCGTGAGAAACAACACCCCGAAAAACTTGATAATCTATGCAAGTTGCATTATGTTTAGTGTTATGACACTTACGCCAAAACACATTAAACAAATCTGACTTACTGCATGGCAAAACTCGCCATTCTCACATATACTATCACGAACAATTTCTAGCACTCTCGTCATTATCCTCGTACTCCCACTATAGGTAGTGGATTGCGTGGGCATCTGTTTTTGAAGATAAGGGTAGAAGCTCTTTGTGCTTCTCTGCGATTTAAAAATCCGTCTGCGTTTCTATCAGCGTGTCTAAACAGCGCGCTAACTTTAACACAACCAGACTGAATTAATTCTCCCTTGCTAATGAGAAGGTCTCCATTTAAGTCGAACTTTCTCATTCTCCAATCATCTGCAAATGCGTCACTTACGAATAATGAAAAGACTGCTACTGCTAGTAGCTGTTTCATTTTATTCTATCTCCAAGATTTTCCTCTTAGAATTTGGAGTTCGTGACAGAGTGATTGTCAGTAATCCGTCTTGTAGATTTACTTTATCTACTTGTAAGTCTGCGTTTAGAATAAATCTTCTTTCAAAAGATTTTAGACTTAGCCCTTGGTGAACGAATCGTTCTCCTTCCACGAGCTTGTGTTCTTTTTTCCCTTTTAGAAAGAGTTCGTTATCATCATAGATGATTTCTAACTCCTTTTTACTCCAACCTGGCACGGCAACTTCTATACGATAGTCCCCACCACTTTCAATAATATTGTATCTAGGATATGCTGTTTCCGTATAAGTTGGAAGCGTAGGCATATCTAGTCCAAGCCAAAATTTACTTAAATCTATACTCATTTTAATTTCCTCCTAAATTCCTTTTCAGTAAATTCATTTGCGTCCTTGCGGTACGCACAAAAAATGTGAGCGAAACCCTTCACTCACTTATCTATATTATACCAAAATTGAACTTAAAAGTCAAGAATTATTTTTCTAATCTTCAAAATCTATCTTACCTTGGTCGCGCATATAATCGAGTGTTATTCCAATTCCTTCTTTCTTGCCTAAAGTATAGGAACACACAGCGCAGGCTGATAGTATTATTAAATATGCGAAATCTATATTTTCCATAGTTAGTTTTTCTCCATTTGATATATTATATCAACTTTACGACCAAATGTCAAGAAATTTTTTAGGGGAACTTAAATTTAGTTCTTGACTTTTGCTTCAAATTTTAGTATAATATAAGTATGAATAGATGGACTGACAAAGAACGCGAGTACTTAAAAAAATACTACAATGTCATTCATATAAAAGATATAGAAGAACAACTTAATAGAAGCGCGACTTCAATAAGAGCGCAAGTATTCTATCTTCGTAGGCGAGGATGGACATTTAATAGGAAAAAAGATGGATAATATAATAGACTTTCCAAGAAAGAGAAAAGCTGATGAACAAACAGAAACACTTATGAAGGCACTTATTATAGAGTGTCAAAAACTTGGTATTAACACTGCAAACAGTGATTTTTTATTTGACATGGCATGGGTAAAGAAATTCGTGCAAGCAACCGTTGACAAACAAAATAACCTAGCAAATGACCTCTGTCGTCTTACGAGAGCACAGGGGAATCCATGCCAAGAATCGTAGCTAAAAATATGTCTTTTGAAAAAGCTCTGAGAATATTTCGTAAAAAATGCGAGACCGCTGGTATCAAAGATGAACTAAGGAAACGTGAATACTACGAAAAACCAAACCAAAAGAGAAGGCAGAAAATTAACTCCGCAAAACGAAGAATTCAGCGCGATAGAGCAAGAGAAGATGCCATGTGGAAGTCGTACAAGTTGAACCGACAACGCTTAAAATAAAGATTTTTTACTACTAAATTTATAAACTTAAAATATTTTTCCATAAGTTTCTCCTGCATCTATCCATAAAATCATACCCCTTAGAAAAATAGTACTTGCTTTATTGATAAAAGTATGGTATAATATATACATAATCTGATGATTAAGTTAATAAAATAATTTAATTCTCTAACTTCTCGCGAATCTCGCTTATCGTGTATTTACATACAAAGAGAGCTCGTCGCATAAGCGTAAGAGCTCACCTTGTGAATTAAATGATTTAGCGAGAGAGACTAAGAGATACTTATTATAATCATCATAATCTGCTGAAAAGCAAAGTAAGTCTGTTCGGGCTTATTTCAAATTCAAACATTAAAAACAAATTACCTACAATTACGCCCAATTTTCGAGTTATTTTTAACCTATAACTTTTATACTTCGTAATGAAGTTATCCCAAATTAATACGCCTTATATGCAAATTACTCCTAGATTTATATAAAGTGCAGTAGACCTGCAACGGGATGCTAGACCCCGCTACCGGTCTTCCTCTTGTGGAAATCGAATGTTTCTCACAGATGTTGTAAAGCGATATCCGTCATCATCACGAAGTGTGACAACGGAACCCAGCTCGGGGTGCATTCTTGGTTCTACAGCGATATAAAAGTATTTACCTCTAGAAACGACCAGCTCTCTCAATTTTGTACTGTTCTCAAGAATTTCTACTATTCTTCCTAGCCATGCACTCATATCGAATCTCTTAATATACGGAGTGCAGACTTTGGAGATTTTTCCAACCCCGCTACTGCTTCATAACTAATTTCTAAAAGTTCCGCTAGTTCCATAACTATTTCTTTTTTAGTGACTGGGTCTTCGCCAGTTTTAGTTTTATAGACTGTCTTTTTATAGACGCCTTCTCTACTTAATTTGCCTATTATAGATTTTACACTCTTGTCTAGCTTTTCTGCTAGTTCTTCTACTGTTTCTCTCGTAGGATTCTGAGCATAGGCTTCTCTCATCATCACTACATCTTCTGGCTTATAATTTATACTCATATAATATCTCCCAAATCTTGGTTTTTACCATTTTCCAATATTTCGCCTTCATAGGCATTAATAATATCTGATACCTCTTGATAGGACATCAACCACTCTTTAGCAATAATTTTAATTGCTTCTGCTTTTCTAAATCCATCAGCTATATATTCTTCATAATCAATCTGAATATTTGCTTTAATTCCTTCACTAATAAATGACATTTCTACTCCTTGCTATCTGCTGCTGCTCTACTAAAGGCATAAATCAATTCATCTCCCTTTAGTTGTTTACCAATATATACTATCTCTCCTGAAGGTAATGTTCTTTCTATAAGACCATCATTAAATCTTCTATCAATAACACTACCATTATCAGTATCTTCAGGTCTTGTTTCATACCACATACTCTTTAATTGATGCATATGAATACTCTCAACACCTTTTGCCCACTCTTCGGCTTTTAGTAATATTCTTTGTCTTTTAACTGCTTCGTCAAACTGACCCATTTAACTCTCCTGTTTCAAAGAAGTTATAAACTACATTGTCAGCATACTCACCTGGGCACATCTCTTCACCATCTTCAGCTTTATAGGTGTCCCACCAATCAAATTCATCATCATCAATTTGATTGCCAAATTTTTCTCTAACTAAATCAGTTAAATCTTCGCCATCATAGTAATTTTCATCATGGTCTACTAAATACTCGCCTTCAAGGTCATTCCATGAAGAATAAAAGGTATCTACTCCAAAAAAGTTTCTAAACTCATCTTCATAGGTCATTGTAATTGTG